GCTTTTTGAGAACCAGATACATCATAATTTTCATATAACTTTTCTATATTTTTTGTTGCAATAGTTGATTCATCAACATCAGCAGGCTCTGGTCTAGATAGATCCAATAGCCAATCTGGCATCCAAGAATATTCCTCAGTTTGAGCTGCGGCTTCTTCTTTTTCTTTTTTCTCTACCTGTTGTAAAATTTGATTAGTGCTAAGCTTTCCTGAAATTACATTATTAATAACAGTGTCTACAATATATTTGTCACTTAATGGGTCTAACATATCTTTATAGCTTAACTTGTCATCTTTGTAACCGTCTTTTAATGCTTGTTGCAACTGTTTTTTAAATGTTGCCTCTTTATCAGCTGCTGCATTTTTTAGAGCCTTACCTGCTTTACTGCTGCCTAAATTATTCATCCATGTTGGTCTTCCGCCACCACCTCTGAATACATTATTAGCATGATCCCAAGCATCTTTTATCAAGCCATTCGTAGGTGAGTTTTTATAGATTGTATCTAAATGAGTTAGTAAAGGTTGAATCTTCTCAATACCATGCTTAATTGCATATTCTATAACTTTCTGTCTAACTATTTCCTTATCACGAATAATGTCATTTTCTACATCCCACGTTCTACTTGATATTTTATTAAACGCATCATTCTCAGCAGCCTGCCAACCCTCTTTTGTTTTTGTTTTTAGTCTTTTGTGCCACTCTTGCTTACCATCAGTATCTAATGGAGCATTATCAATATGAATAGGCGACAATAAGTTTTTCTGTAACAACACATCTAAGCCTTGATAAATTTGTGTTTTATATACAGCCAAAGCCCTGCTTTCTGCCTTAATACGCAGATTCATATTTTTTGAAAGATTGGTAATTAGTTTTTTCTTAACCTCTTCATTAATGGTTTTATTGTTATTAATATGAATAATTGCTTTATCATATTCATCAGCTGTATAACCACCCTCAATATCATTAATATCAAGACTCTTTCCTTTTTGACCTAAAGCGCCCTCCCATAAAGACCAAGTATCAAAATTATTCTTAGCAGTTAGTTTGTTATTGTTCCATTCCTTAATATCTCTATGAGGAGTTAATCCGTTATCAGCCTCTGTATACATATTATCAATAACCTCTAAAGCTTGTTGTTTCTTAGCAATAGAAGAACTTGTTTGAATAATCTCTAAATTTTTGGAATAAATCTCATCGTCTTTTGCTTTTAACCTAGACCATCTTTGTTTTCTACCAAATATACCTGCATCTTCATAAGCAGCGTTACGAAGCTGACCAAAGATTGGCCCAAACTCTGAAACCGCTTTATCATCTTTTCCGAATGTTAGATCACCCCAAGCATCTTTCCATAAACCAGACTCCCTTATTTGCCAAAACCCTTTGTCTTTGTTTCCTAAATATTCTGGATCATATCTTGAATCATTCCAAGTCATACTCATATCAAGTATGCCAGTCTTCATGTCTTGAACTTGTTGTCTTATTTCACTCTGATCTAAGTCATCATCGAAGGCTTTTTGTAAAGATAACGCTGCTGTGGTTATGCTGCTTCCTGCTTGCATGGCGGCTCTTCCTGATGCGCCAGCTTGGTTTATCCAACCTAAACTTCCACCCGTTGTTCCTGTGAAACCTATATTGGTTGGCTTTCTTGATGAGATTTTAATTGCCATTGTTTATCCCTTTTTATAAGCTGTAGCAGCACCTGATATACCAGACAATAATGAAGATGTTGCTTGATATTGTGACGCACTGAACTTATCTGCACCAGCAAGCCATAATTTATGTGCGTTCTTAGCACCAGTTCTATACATTTGTGCTTTATCTTCTTCTAAATCATTCAAAGTTTTCATCATGCCGAATAAAGGTGAACCAACATCAGCTGCTGCACCAGAACCACCTGCTTGTGCCATTTGATAGTGCATAGCAGCTAACATTTCTCTCTGTCTAATTTTTACATTGTAATGTGTTTTTTCAAGTTCTTGATGATATTCAACTTGTCCTGCTATATAGGCAGCTTTTCCAGATGCCATTGCACCTTTTGCGCCCATTACACCACCTGCTACTGCTGCTGTGGCGGCTGCTGCTGCTGCTATTGCTATTGCCATCTTAATCGCTCACTGTTAATGTTCCATGAATACCTAATACCGTTAAAGGTAAAGGCTGTTCTTGTTTGATTTCAATAATACCATCTCTATCCCAACCAAGATTAGTGACTCGTTTATCACCTGTGAATAAACCGATACCTGAACTCATAGGAGTTGATGATGTTCTGAATGGAAGTTGATCTCCATTAATCTTAACACCTGTAGTATCAAGCAATCTAACCTTAACCTCATTCCATCGTTTCTTTAATCCTTGTGCCTTACCTGCTTGAGAACCTGCCTCAACACGCATAGTCTTTAATGTTGATGTATATCCTAATCCTACTTGAATAGCGACATTAGTCCAACCTACAGGTACTGATATAGATATAGAACTACTTGATACCGTTGTATCTGGGAATACAGCGTCATTTATGACTAACTTAACCGTTTCCCCTTCTAAGTGAGAAAGTCCGCTTACAGAGGTTGTAGCGGTTGATACAGTTCCTGTGATACCTGAATCTACATTTAAGTCAGGGTCTAAGTATTCAACATGTCTTACTACTGATCCATTGATAGTTCTTTTAACTGCTACCCATAATTGATCTTGTGTAGCATTAGTAATTACTGCAACGCTTTCTACTTCAACGTCAGTACCTCCTAATTCGTGTTCTGCCCAAGCAACAACATCTTCAGGTCTTTCATAAGTCATACTTAATAACTTACCAGTAGAAGTACAAGCCCATACGATAGAGTCTGGCTCTTGTTGGTAGTCCATGTCCTTTAAGTAACCTGCTGTTATATGTTCTGCTAATAGAGTCATGTCTGGTGCTATGTAGCCATCACTTTGAAACTGATATGAAAACTCTCTTAATTTTCGTCTTGCTCTCTGTGCAAATAGAATAGCGTTACCGATTTGAATAGGAGGAATAGTCCAACTACCATAAGTAGTCTGCTGTGTAACCATAACATTAGATGGTGTTAAAGGCTCTCCTTGTGGGCGGCCTACTTTAAATTCACCACCACCTGTACCAACGATTAAATCTCTACTAGGTTGTAACCATCTAATTACATTCACTTTATTAGTAGCAATAGCATATTCCATTGACTCATCTGCCAAGCCTGTACCTTGATCGAAGTTCTCATAGTCTGCTGTTTGAGAACCCCAGATAGTTTGTGGATAAGTAGAAGTACCAGCAAAGAATAATCTCTGCTCATAGAATGATACTGCTCTTGGATAACCGTTACCACTTGTCCAAGGTGTAGAACTAGCCCATGTGAATGTAGGTGTTGTTAATGTCCAAGATGTGTGACCTGTACGAGATAGTTTTCTTGGTGCGTGATTACTGTGACAGACATACATAATATCTGCTGATTGAGCGAAGTGTAGTTCTGTTAGTTCAGCCTCTAAATAAGGAGATGATATTTCATAAGCAGAACCACCAGATTGAATCTGACCGTTATCCTTATAGAAACGAATGTAAGTATCACCAAACTCTAGTACATAGGATTGAGTTACATTGAACTCGAAAGGAATTAGTCGTACTTCCTTAGAAGATGTTTTTACTTCTGAAACGAAATACATACCACCTCTACGAGTAGCTCCTCCATGAGGATATACAATCATATTGGTTAGTTCACTACAACCGTTAAAATATTTCTTAAAGTCTATTTGCCCTTCAAGACGAGGACTTAACTCCCCAGCTGTGAAGTTAGACTGAAATGGATGTACTCTAGCCATTTAACCCCTAAATGATGTAAATTCGTCTGAAACTAATCCGTCTATAAATCCTTCTGAACCATCAATACTTCTTGCCTCTTTAACCTTAGATTCATATATTTCCCACATCTGCTTAGTTAATGAATTACTACCCGTAATAGAATATGCTAATTCTGCTGTTAAGCGAGCAGTTAGTAACTCTGTGAACATTGGGTCAAACTTTGCAGTATCGGTAATTTGTGCAATATAAAGAATCTTTGCAGCACCTTCGTTTGATAATAATTTTCTACCTTCAATCTTAAAGTTGTAGTCATCGTATTCCATCTTGAGAACACGAAGACAATAAGGGCTTGTTGGTAAAGTAAACTCGTAAGCGTAATCAAATACAGGTGTTGATACAAGTTTAGATAGTTCTTGTCTTTCTATTGCGAAATTCCAAGGATGTGATCTTAATACAGCATCTCTTGTAGGTTCGTAAAATGCGTTACAGAGTCTTGCTCTTTCTGTATCGTCAGTTAGGGAAGTGATTGGATCGTCACCAAGTTTGCGTAGTGCATTTGAACAAATGGAAACCGCTGTTGCCATATCTCTTCTCCTGAATGTGGTGGAGATGACTAATTAAAGCCACCTCCTTTTTTTTTACAACTTTAGTCTACTACATAAACTAAGTAGCCAGATGCAGTATCGCCAGAAACGATAGCAGTATCGGTACTTGTTAATCTAATAGATACACCACCTTGCGAAATGAATACTTTAGTATCTGCTGTTAATGCAGACCCTACAGCTATTGCACCAGCAGTATCAACAGAAACACCGTTGTCAATACCATCAGCATCAGCAGCTACAGCAGCACCGTCTAGGTCTGTGTAAGCATCCCAACCGACATCCATAGTAGCACTGGTAGTAGTCCAGTTATGCTCAACGCGACTTAACGCACCTAGCAAACGAACAGTTCCAGCAGGTAAACGAGCAACTTCCGCAGAAGATGTCGCATCACCAGCACCTGATTGTGTGTGATCGAACGCAGCAATGCGTAAACGACCATGAACATCAGATGTTTCTTCCCTTACAGAAGGACTAGCATCAAAGTTAGTTACTTGCGTACTTTTTTGAGTAGTTACAGCCATAATTATTCTCCTATATTATTCTACACACGCAATCTCTACTACTTTTTCGTCTTCAACACGAGTAGCACCGATTGTCATTGATAAAAATACTTGCGTAGCATAGTTCTTGTCATCTCTCTCGGTAATACGAGTTTGAATGTCTGCACCTAATGCTAAACCAATACCTGACTTACAATAAACAGTAACCTGACGATTACTATTCGAGTCATTTCCTAAACGCTCTGAACGGATAAACTTAAATCCTAAGAAAGTATCTAATTGACCTTGTGCCAACGCTTTAACAGTGTTGTAGTCAGAAGATTTAACTTCAGTAGTATTTAACAAATCAGTTACTTGCTTCGCAGAAAGAATACAGAAGCGTTCTTCATCTGCATCTACATCAGAACCATCAATGATTTCTTTTGCCTCTAACAGTTTTGCCACTGTTAAACCTAAAGAAGCATGAACAATTTTCTGAGATGAAGGAAGTGCGATAGTAGTACCACCAGCAACACCACCATAGGCATTACCCACTGCAGCTTCAATAATTGCAGTATCCATAGCGCGACCCATTGCATTAGCACCAGCCATTGCATACTCGCTCTGTGGAGTGATTAACATACGAACTTTATCTTCCTGATCGATTAAATCAGCCCAGTCATAGTCATCCATTGAAACTCTGCGTCTTGAGTGCGGAGTGTCCATACGCGGAGTATCTGCGTGGCGTGAAGTACGCTTTTCAGCTGAAACTGCACCAATTCTTTCGAAAAAGTGATTCTTACCTGTTACTGATTCAAAACGAACCGAGTCGCGTAATCGTGAACCTTTCTGTTGTGCAAGGTGCAACACATTACTTTTATACTGCTCGACAAAAGCAGTTGTAATTTGAGT